AAAGAGGAGGTTACCGTCACCCATACCTCTAACAGCATCTGCTGTCATAACAAACTCATTTTTTGATAACATCGCTGGGACATCATCTGCTTTTTCTTTTTTACCCATCGGTACAAAACCACCTGATTGTCTGTAATCTATTTCAGGCACACCACCCTCTAACATTCTAACTTTAGGTAGATCTGCTATGCCACCTCCTGCCATAGAGTTTTTAACTTGATCAATTTCTGCTTGTGATGCTTCAGTAATAGTTTTAATTAATTCATCGTCTGCTCCCCTTGAAAGCATGTCTTTTATCATGTTTATTTTTTTATTAGCTCCTTCATCATAACCCAATCTTGCTATACCACCTTCGGCTGCAGCAAATGGTGAAAAGAAACCAGGTCTTACAAATTGCTCTTGTGGTAAGAAAGCTAAACTTGGATCTCTGTCTCTTGCCATCTGTCTAATGTTAGCGATAGAGGAAGGTGTAACATCAAAACCTTCTACAACTCCTTCATCTTCTTCTTCAGCACCTCCTGTAAAAAATGGTAATGCAGATAATAAAGCACCACCACCTAAAAATGCTTTTTGACCAAAAGATAAACCACCAAAACCACTTTTTAATTTATCCAATATTCCACCACCTCTTATAAAATCTGCTCCACCTTTAATAGGAACGTTTCTTTTACCTAATAAAAAATTAGCTATGGATCCTTTGCCTCCAATGCCAGGAATACCAAATTTATTAACACCGTATAGTGCAGCAGCACCTAACGCTGCTTTACCGATAGGGCTTTTAATTATCTTCTTGATAGGTCTAGTAATCTTTTTTACCAGGCTACCAAGGCCATATAATTGTCTAGGTTCTTGCATTCTTGATATCGTCATAGTTGTAATTAAGCTTAAAATAAGGCAGGCAAAATACCTGAATTATCACATTACTTGGTTTTTGGAAACAAATCAAGAGATGGCATGACTACTTTTACATCTCTTCTTATGTCTGCTTCTGGTACACCTTTGGCTTTCCACTCCTTATCATCCTTGTATATTTCTCCCGTTTTTAGGTTAGAAATAGTTGTTATTATCTCTTTTGGTTTTAACACCTGCATTACGTTACTACCTCTCTTGGCTGTATTTCTAATATTGAAGCTATGACGTGCAGCTCGTTCGCGTCAGAAGCTTGTACTTTTAGGATCTCACTCTCCTCCATAACCAGAGGTTGAGTTAAAAGTTCTGTTGTTGTGTTAGAGGATATGGTTTTAGATTTAAACAAACTAAATATATTAGATGATGAATCAACCAACGTAATCGTTATATTAGCCCCGGACCCTGCATCCTCAGACACTAAGATAGATTTAACAACCGCGGTCTTTGCAGTAGGGACCGTGTACAGAGTTGTAAGATCTGTCGTTGTTAAGTCTGCTTTTTTATTTATAAAATTATTAGCCATTATTGTAAAAAGAAATTAAATGCTTCTACCTCATCCTTAAGTTCTTGTTGAAACGTTGTGTTTAGTTTTTGAATTATAGCATCAAGATCTCTAACCTGTGAGTCAGCTACTTCTTGCTTATATTCTTTACTAGGTCTTGTTAATACTTGTACTATCTTTGCCATTAGTCATCTGTCCCCGGATCATATGGATCACTATAAGATGTTATATCTTGTCCACCTACAGTGGTAGTTTGTTCACCACCGCCTAAACTTGAATAAGATTGTGCATCTAATGAGTCATAATCAGATCCAATGTTTTGTTGAGCTCTATTATAATCACGAGCAAATTGTGCTCTTGTTATATTAGTGCCTGGTATTGTTGGTCCTGATGATAAGTAATCTTGTAATCTATTTCTAGCAATTTGTTGTTTAGTTTTAAGTCTTTCTAATCTAGCCGCATCTCTTCTACCTAAAGTTCCTTTTTCTTCTTCTTCCTCTTCTAAGTTTGTAATAAAACCACCTAGTCTATCAATCTCTTTGTCATACATCTCTCCTAAATCTCTTGAACCTGCAAAACTTTCAAAATTTTTACCTGAAAGAATACCACTTGGATCTACAATCTTATTATCTACAACTCTAAGACCGCCCATGTTGTTAGGGTCATTCACATATTGATAATCAAAATCAGGTTTACTTCTGTCTAATGGTAAAAACTGAGATGCAATACCGCCAGCTAAAGCAAAAGGAAGACTAGCTGCTCCAGTAAGAAGTTCACCAGCTGTTAAACCTGCTTGTACTCCACCCGAAAATAAAGGACCTCTTGCAAAGTTTCTCATGATGCCTGTAAACCTATTGTCTTGTGGCACACCAACATTTCTTGCAGCAATATCTTCGCTAGCAAATATTGGAGTTGCATCTATAATACCACCTCTATCTGTTATTCCAGGTATGTTATAACCACCACCTTGAGCAACTAATTCTTGTAGTTGTTTGTTTTCAGGATTATTTAATAAAGCTTGTTGAGTAAAAATATTTCCAACATCCATGTTTGTTTCATCAAACGCAAACGGATCATTCTTAGTTACGTTTGTTATAAACTCATATGCCTCTGGAGTGTTCATTGCTCTTGTTGCTTGATCTGCTAAAAACCCTATTCCTTGACCTGCTCCAAAAGCTAATCCAAACGGATTAAACAAAGCAGCTCTTGTAACGCCTAAAGCTTTGCTTGCTAAACTTGGTGTAACTCCACCGAAACCTGAAACAGTTTGACCAGATAATAATTTAGCTGCTGTGGGAGAAACATTTTTTAATCTTTCTGCTGTTTGAGCAAGTTTCATTCCTTTCGTAGCTTGTTCAGGTGTTTGAATAACTTCTGTTCCAAATTTTGTTCCACCAATATTTTTTAAACTTTCTAAAAAAGTTTTTCCAGGAATAGCACCACTGGGTAAACTTAAATTTGCTGTTGATGATGCTACTGGAATAGTTTTACCATACAAAGAAGCAACACCAAGATTTGGAGTTGTAAAAGTTTTTGGTCCTCTTTGAAATAGATCTGCAAACCGAAGACCAAATCCACCAGTAGGCTTACCTGCAGTAAAACCTTGTTGTCTTATCTGATCAGCAAAAGGTGTTCCTGTGTATGTTAATCGCACTGCCATTATCTTCTACCATCCGGTTGTATGTCTAATCTAAACGTACCTAGTTTCCAGTCTTGACCAGATCCCGTGTTTGCTACTTTAAGAGCAATTGCTCTTGCTCTTGCTCGTGTATCCACTTTAGTTGTTGATGAGCTAATTGTAAAGGGACCTAGTGATGAGCTTGATGCTGTATCATTTGAATAATTACGTAAGTTTAGTGTAACTTGTGAGTTACCTGTCTGTGAAATAAAGTCTGGTATAAATCTTCTAATCTTCATAATAAACTCACCATCACCTCTAAGCTCTGCTGCAGGTCCAGTGCCTCTTGATATTTTTTGTGTAATATCAAAATCACCAGATATAATATTTGCTGTGATAGCTGTAACTGTTCCACCTTTAACTTGATCGGTTCCCGTTTCGTGTTGATAGTATGTTGAAATACCGTCCGTGTTCCCTTGCACATAAGTTGCTGACGTAGCTGGTTCAACACCGTCCGCATCATATTCTAATGCATGGGGTTTACCAAAGACAGCTGAATCCTGCCACGCTGTTCTTGCTAATGTTCCAATCGTCCACACGGGTCTTTGTGGGGATGAATCAAAATAATTATAACAAACCATTCTGTTTACTACAGAAGATGTTGACGTTGGGTAGAACCACATAATCTCACCAAACAAGTTATTAAGTCCTGCTGTAATCATTTGATTACCTGAGTCTAGATTAATATCGTCGTACACATGGTCTTCAACTAAACATGGTAAAGACTCTAGTGAACCTGCATATTTAAAGAAACCATTTTCTGATAACCAGTAAGCTGCACCATCTACTTCAACAACTGCATTCTTACCCGCTAATCCACAGTTCGTACCCGCTTGCTCGAAGGCAAAGGTAAACGGTTGACCTACAAAACGCATCGTAAACAAAGCTGTGTCTGTATAAACGTAGATTGCATTTCGACCTCTAATAGCTCCCATGATCCTTGATCCGTCGGCCAGTCTTTGTGTACCTGCTGTATTAGTTGCTGTAGGTGCATAAGTATTAATATCCTCTTGGTCTGAGAATCTAACAAACATATCATCCTGTGTTGTCTTTGTACCAATCGTAGTTTCTGTACCAAAGAATACTAAGTGTCGATCCGGTGTTGATACTAGCATGTGTCTTGATGCTGTAGGTGCACCTGAAATAATAGAAGCTCTTGTTGATGTAGCAGCTGTAATAGATGAATCCCATTCAAAGACTTCACCATTACAAATTAAACAAATCGCTTTGTCACCAAAGTTATCTAGTGACCAGAACCCTGGTTCAATAACTAAGTCACCTGATGCGGCTTCACCCCATGCTACAAAGTTTGTTGAACTTGTAACCGTTGCCCCACCTGAGTGTGATGCGGCTGTAGTATTTCTCACACCTCGTGTTACACCAGATAGTGTGTTTGATGTGATGCCTGTATAAGATATTTCTTCTGTTCCTATTTGTATAAAGTTTGTACCCGATGTTGGAAACTGTGATGCATCTGTTAATGTTATACTTGTTGCAGAGTCTGTAATACCTGAAGCTAGTGTTGTTGAAAAAGCTCCAACCTCTTGACCACCCCAAGTTCCTAGTGACCAACCAAAACCTTGTGCCTGCACATCAGGACCTACGTGATAATAATGTCTAACTCTAATACCACCAGACTCTGATGCCCCGGACCCTGATTCATTAGACGGCATCGTTATGGTAATGGTGTTTGATGCAGGAACCGTAGTGACCATAAATCTTATGTCATCAAAATTAGCGGCTGCAAAATCGGAGTTTGTGATTGTTGAAAAATTATCTAATAGAACTATGTCTCCTGCTTGAATACCATGATCACCAGAAAAATTTATGGTAACTTCAGCTGATCCGTTAGTCGTGCTAAATGCATTAGTAAGTGTGCTTGTAGATTTAATAGGGTGGATGTCATAGAACACACCACCTGAATAAGCATACAATATTCTGTTTGTTCCTATAATAGAAAACTTCTGGCCCGCACTATTAGTAAACTGGTGTAATCCTCTAGCTGCACCGGTTACGTTGTCCGCACCTAATTGTTTCCAACCTCCTATTTTTTCAGGAAGCTGATACCTAAAACGAACATTATCACAGTCCACCCACTGTGCCTCTCCACCTGTAGGTGTGACCTGTTTATTTATTCCTGGTAAAAAAGATACCTTCTGTAACATAGAACTCCAGATTATATTAGATTGCGTTGATGTTCAACGTTATTTGACTATTCCTAGCATAGGTCTTTTATCATACAAATTGCTCTTTGCAAACTGTCCATCTGCATGATTATAGTGTAGGAATACTTGACCGCATAGTTGGCCTTCAAAAGGCTCTCTCCAGTGCTCTAGTTCACACCCAGAATAAATAAGCATATCTCCTGGTTTTAGGTCTACTTTTATACCCTTGGGTGCTCCAGGCTTATGTATGCCTTTATACTCGTCTATGACGTTGTCAGACCCCGTAGGATCGATAAATATGGGCCAGTTATCTCCACCTAAATTTAGGGTGGTTGATATTTCACAGCTAGGCCTATCTTTGTGTCTTTGTAAGATATTACCTCTTCTATAAAGTCTTGTGTAAGAATAAGTAGGCACTAATTTAAGTCCTGTTTTTTTCTGCATTACAGCTATAGTTTTAACTAACAATGTCTCCATTAACCTGTCACTATATTTAGCATAAGAGTTTGGGACTTGTGGGTCGTTAAAATTACCTACAAGTTTGTTACCGGCATGAGTTACACCATTGTTTAACATCCAATGATCTGCCTCTGCTGATATCTGTAAATATCTATAAGCTATGTCTGCTACTTCTTTTGATATAGCACCACGAATAACTTGATATTTATTTTTTTTAAAACTCATATTTGTATAAAATTATAAGATACAGATATTCTCCAGTTCTTTTCACCTTTGTCTGTATTCATATTTATATCAACACCATGAGGAAGCCAAGATGGAAAAAAGATCATACGTCCTTCCATAGGTTCGTAAGCACATACTCTCCATAATTGTTCAGGTAGATTGTCTACTCTTCTTTC